TCTACAACACGGCCCCCACGCACTACGACCATGCGTGGATGATTACTCCATGTTCCACCTGATCGGGCACCTCAGCCCTGTCGTTCACACAAAGAAGTGGGACCTCATACGGTTACCTCTACGGAAGATCGACGACCGCTATGTGGTCTATGTAGCTGATGGCTTGGTGCGGTACTACGACGAGGACACATTGCCTGATCCACTCAAGACGAAGATGGCAATGATCCTTGCGGCATCGACACACAAACTAGAAAGCGAAATCCGTTTGCAGAAGCTGACCGTCTACCAGAACTCAATGTCCCCTGACTTTGACGAGATTGGCTGGCGTGTGAGCGAAACATATTTCTGCCTAGTGGTGGACAGAGAAACACTTGACTCACTCAAAGGAGAACAACATGGCGCAAACGCCTGAAGGCAAGGTGAAGGCAAGGATCAAAGCCTTGCTCAACCAATACGATGTCTATTTCACGATGCCAATCGGCACGGGCTATGGGAGCGCGGGTGTACCCGATTTCGTATGTTGCGTCCCACCCCACGGTGGGTTCTTAGCTATCGAAGCCAAGGCCGGGGACGGCAAGACCACGGCCCTGCAAGACAGGCACATTGAGAGTATCAATGTACGAGGGGGACGGGCGCTCGTGGTCAATGAGACTGGGCTTGAAGCGCTAGTGGAATTACTAGAGAGGATGGTCAAGCCCTATGACTGATGAGGACCGAAGCAACCTGCGTGACCTGCATGCTGGGTTTGCCATGATTGGATTGATTATTAAAGGAGAAGAGCCGCACAACATACCCATGATGGCGTATCTGTACGCCGACGAAATGCAATCTGCGCGATCCCTGCATGGTGCCGGGATCGTATCCATCAAACGCCAAACCAAAAAGGAGAAGGCTAATGAAAAACAAAGTTGATAAGACCGTGAACATGCTCAAGGCTGACCCTGAACTCACGGCAGCTACGCTGACGCGCGTACTCCATGTGACTCGTCCGTATGCGTACAACCTGCTGTCGCTGGCGCGCAAGCGTATCCGGGAAGAAATTAAATTCGTACCTATTCAACCCGCGCCCGTTCAACCCGCGCCCGTTCAACCCGCACCCGATATGGTCAATCATCCAGCGCACTACAAGGTCGGTGGGCTTGAGACGATTGACTTCATCGAAGCCAAGAACTTGAACTATCGCCTCGGCAATGTGGTCAAGTACATCACCCGCGCAGACCACAAGGGTGACCGCCTTGAGAACCTCAAGAAAGCGAAGTGGTATCTGGAGCGCGAGATCGCTGTCAGTAGCTAAACCATCCCTCAAAAGCCCAACCTAGCGTCCCACCCCCCCGTGGGGCGCTAGGTTGATACCAGTCCCCACTATCTTAAGGAATGGCCATGCAAGCTGGCACCGTTGTATTGCTTGAACGCATGAAGGATAACCCCCAAGAATTCTTTGGCGCAGGGTCCCATCGCTGGGACCGCATCATCACCGACGCAATGCCATACCTCCCTGAAGAGGACAAGGCCGCGATTGAGAGCGCACTCAGCGTCCTCCACATCAACAGATTCAACGAGCGCGTGTTCAAACACTTAGCGGGTGAGGACGCATCGCTGTTCGGGCCTTCCGCATTCGGGTCGGTTCCGCAGGACCCATATCCGCAGGAACCATATCAGCAGAACTCTGGTTGGGGTCCGATACTACCCGCACAAAAGCAAAGGCTACAAGCGCGATGAAGTGCCCCCTGTGTGGCGCTCCTACAGAAGTAAAACAAACGAGGATGAAAAATGGTACGCCCTACCGCCGACGCAACTGCTACAACGACCACAGCTTCACCACGAAAGAAGTCCCGGTCAGAGAACCAACACCAATCCAAAAACGAGCGAGTCCTGTCCCAAGAGGAACTTAAGCGATGGTGGCCTTTCACGCGCCTTGACTTGGATCGCTTCCCAGATACGCCGCACGAGCGCGCGCCCGTTGAACCTGCACTTTTCTAGGATAAGAACAATGCCAACTGAGAAAGAAATAGGAGGCTGGGTATTCCCGAACAACGACCACATCATCAAGATGGCGCGGTCAGCGGGGATGCACTACTCAGGCGCTTGCACCCTTACAGGCATGGAAAGTCATCTTGAACGCTTCGCCGCCCTTGTCGCCGCGCATACGCTGTCGAACATCGATCCGAGCCGCTTCATGTCTTATCAGGAAGGGTTCGCCGCCGGTGCAGCAGCCGAGCGCGAGGCGTGTGCGAAGGTGTGTGAGGAGGAATGCAGCGATCCTTACGAGGATTTCAAGAACTATGAAGATACGCACACGGACGGCTGGATGGACGGGTGCAATTCATGCGCCGCCGCCATCCGCGCAAGAGGAGAAACGAAATGAAATATGTTGGGGACATTGCCCAGAACCTGACCGACGAATTGCTTGAGGTTATCCATCGATACGACGAGACGCTGGTGGTCTCTACCGTGCTGGGCTGCTTAGAGATTATCAAAGCGCAACTGATCGCTGACCACACGGAAGACGAGGATGACGATGACTGACCGCGACCTTCTCAGACAGGCGCTGGAGGCGCTGGAGTACGTACACGAAGGAGCAAACAATCAAGGCCCGCATACGGGCATTTCATGGCGTTGTGCGTCAAACAAAGTAGAGCCAGCAATCACCGCCCTGCGCGAGCGGCTGGCGCAGCCGGAGCAGCGCCGGGAGTGGGTGGGGCTGACGAAAGAGGAGGCCAAGGAAATCTCACTGGCAAACCGCCCGTATGTGGTGGACATGGTTGCCGCGCTGGAGGCAAGGCTCAAGGAGAAGAACAATGGATGAACATCTTTCTGCAATCACGTTCACGGGCGAAATCTGGAAACTGACGCGCACCGAGAATGAATTTCGCCTTGAAGCAAAAGAATGTTTTGCTGATGGGATGACTGACGAGACGTTAATAAAAGGCGGGCATACCATTGGACAAGCGCGGCGCGGCGAGTTGTATGCACTACTTGAGGAATGGCTTGAAGCCAAGCTGAAGGAGAAGAACAATGCCAACTGAGAGAGAACTCTTAGCCTTGTGCCTGCGCTGGATACAACACCCGCAGGGCGATGCGTTTGACAAAGCGATGCTCATCGAAGCCATCAAAGCCAAGCTCAAACCTGAGCGGGAGTGGGTGGGGCTGACGGAGGAGGAGATGGCAGAACTATGGGAAAACAGAGGTTGGTATGTAACTATTTTTAAGGCTGTCGAAGCCAAGCTGAAAGAAAAAAATGACCGCTAAGAAATGCAGATGCCCCGTTGACAGCCCGTTCATGTGGAAGCATGACCATAGCCCGTCGGTGTTCCTGAAAGACCCTCACTTCCGTGGGCATGGCGCGACGATGTCGCAGAGCCAGACTCAGGTGGTCGAGCGCAACCGCGCTCAGGGGATATCCATTGGCACCATCCCCAATCTATCTAGCAAGGCGCAGAATATCATCAATGTGCGTCAGTTCTCGGTGTATTCCAAGGCAGGCAAAGTTCTATGAGTCTGATCACGCTCGACTTTGAAACCTACTACGACAACAAGATCAAGCTAGGCTTCAAGTACCAGACGACCGAGGAGTATGTGCGTGACTCGCGGTTTGAAGTCATTGGCGTTGCCGTGAAGGTGGACGACGAGCCCGAGACTTGGTTCTCGGGATCACATGATGAGATCAAAGAACATCTGCTCACGATTGACTGGTCCGAGGCAGCCGTTCTTTGTCACAACACGCTGTTCGACGGATGTATTCTTAGTTGGCACTACGGTATCAAGCCAGCCTTCATGTTCGACACTCTGAGCATGGCGCGCGCGTTGCACGGCGTGGAGGCTGGCGGGTCGCTGGCTAAGTTAGCCGAGCGTTATGAGCTTGGCAAGAAGGGTGACGAAGTAATTGCCGCCGAAGGCAAGAGCCGCAAAGACTTTGCCCCCGATGAACTGGCGCAGTACGGTGAATACTGCAAGAACGATGTGGACCTCACGTTTAGGCTCTTCAAAATGCTGGCAAGCGCGCTTCCAGATGATGAGTTTGAGCTTATCGACATGACACTACGCATGTTTACCGAGCCTGTGTTTGAGGTGGATGACGCACTGCTTCACGAGAGACTAGCGGAAGTGCAGGAGGAGAAGAGTGAACTTCTCAAGAGCTTGATGGATAAACTCAAAGGCGACACCGAAGAGGCGGTGCGCAAGAAGCTGGCAAGCAACAAACAGTTTGCCAATATCCTCAAAGACAACGGCATCGACCCGCCGATGAAAGTCAGCAAGACTACAGGCAAAGACACCTATGCACTGGCTAAGAACGATGAGGGGTTTCTGGCGCTCACTGAGCTTGAAGACCCGTTCATCCAACAACTATGCGCCGTTCGACTGGGCACCAAATCCACCATTGAAGAGTCGCGCATTGAACGATTCATCGACATAGGCAAACGCAACGAGGGCAAGCTGCCCATCCCGTTGAAGTACTACGGCGCACACACGGGACGCTGGGCAGGCAGTGACAAGGTTAACTTCCAGAACCTGCCTAGCCGGGACAAGAAAAAGAAGGCGCTCAAGAACGCTGTGGTCGCCCCCGAAGGGCACATCGTTATCAACTGTGACTCTTCTCAGATTGAGGCGCGCATTCTCGTATGGCTAGCTGGGCAGGACGATGTGGTCGAGCAGTTTCGCAAGGGTGAAGATGTGTACTCCATCTTTGCCACGGACATCTATGACCGCCCCATCTCCAAGGCCAACCCGGTCGAACGGTTCGTGGGTAAGACCTGCATCCTTGGGCTGGGCTATGGCACTGGAGCGATGAAGTTACAGCACACGCTCAAGACTACACCCCCCGGAGCCGTGGTGGATGACGAAGAAGCCAAGCGTATCGTGGGCGTGTACCGGGACAAGAATCATGCGGTGATCGACCTGTGGCGCGAGGGCGATGAGGCGATTGAGACGATGGCTGATTGGGGCAACACCAAGCCGTTCTATTACGGCAAAAACAAATGCCTGATCGTTGACAAGGAGGGCATACGTCTGCCCAATGGTTTGTACATTCGATACCCAGACCTCAAGCTCGACACATCCGAAGCCAAGAGCAAGTACGTGTACTCAAGCCGCAAAGGTCCAGTGCCACTGTGGGGTGGGGCGCTAGTCGAAAACGTTGTGCAAGCCTTGGCGCGAATCGTCGTCGGGCAGCAGATGCTCAAGATCAAGAAGCGCTACGCAGTCAAACTCACGGTCCACGATGCGGCGGTGGTCGTCGTACCGGAGGACCAAAAGGATGAGGCGCTTGCCTACATCGTCGAGTGCATGTCCGAGCCACCGGCATGGGCTAATGGTTTACCCGTAGCCTGCGAGGCAAAGTTTGCGCAAAGCTACGGCGAGTGCTAGGATAAGTAAAACTTGATTGGACAATCCATGAACCTCAACTGGTCCTATTCGTCTCTCAAAGAGTACATCAACTGCCCACGGCAGTACAACGAAGTGAAGGTCCTTAAGAACTTCACCAAGCGGGTGACCTACGAGATGACGTTTGGGACGCAGGTGCATAAGTACTGCGAGGACTATGTAGGCGAGGGTAAACCCTTACCCAAGGACTATGAACACTTCCAGCCTGTGCTGGACGAACTGCTAGCGATCCCCGGCATTCGCTACCCTGAGCATAGGATGGCACTTCTGCTTAATGGACAACCATGCAAGTTTGGTGATGCAGACCGCTGGGTGCGAGGCATCGTAGACTTGCTGATCGTGGACAATGATCAAGGCTACATCGTCGACTACAAGACCGGAAGCAACAAGTATCCTGACCCGAATCAATTAAAGCTGATGGCGTTGATGGCGTTTGCCCACTTCCCTCAGTTGCAGAAGATCAAAGCGGGGCTGCTGTTCATCACACGCAACAGCTTCGTTGATGAGTCCTACACCCGAGATCAGATTGAAGAACTGTGGGACAACTTCCGGCCTGACCTTAATCGCCTAGAGGCGTCTATGGAGACAGGCGTGTGGAACCCAAACCCAACCCCGCTGTGCGGTTGGTGCCCCGTGAAAACGTGCGAATACTACAAGGACAGACGATGAAAATTGAAGCAGTGGTCGACTACTCTTATCCGATGATGATGACGGAAAAGGCGCTGAAAGAAGCTCATAATCATTTGCTGAACCACGACTACGACGATGCAATTGAGCAGTTGCTTGTGGCTATTGCAGAGGCTAAGCTGACCCTCAATTCAGTCAAACACATGAAGGAGCAATCCCATGCCCTACGTAAACAAGCCGAGGCCGTATAAAAAAGAGTACCAGCAACAGAAGGCGCGAGGCGAACTTGATCGCCGTATGGAGCGCCAACGTGCACGAAGGAAGATCGACAAACGCGATACCGGCACAGTGACAGAAGTGTCCCCCGCTCGGAAAGGCAAAGATGTAGCGCACGTTGTTGCGCTTGACAAGGGTGGCATGAACAAAGATGGGCTGCGCATCGTGTCTGCATCCGCTAATCGTTCGTTCAAGAGAGACTCCAAGAGCAACCTTGTCTCCGAAACGAGCAAGCGGGAACGCAAGAAATGATTTTTGCTGTAAGGCACGAGTGGGCAAAACCGGGAGTATTGCAGATTAGCCGCCCGGATTAACCGTGTCAGTCAGGTGGCGTTGGTAAAACTTTCTCCGCGCTTGGCTTGACCGACTGACCCCCGTAAGGGGTCTCGTATAAACACAGTGAAGGGTAGTTTATGAATGTAGTGGAGGACACAATTGTCCACATGCAGATACCGTCGTCGGACTTGCAGTTCTTGGTCGGGCACATCGACCGGGTAGAGGTACTCAAGAACGATGGCAATACCGCTGAGGTCGCCGTGTATTGGGGCATCGAAGAGATGCAACGGCTTGTGAGGCTCTATGGCGAAGCTCCAAGCCCGATGGACAAAGACTACGACTGGCCCGGCCTCTACTCCCCGTTCGTGCACCAGAGGATTACCGCTTCATACTTGGCGCTGCGCGACCGTGCGTTCTGTTTCAACGAGGCAGGCACCGGCAAGACTTCCTCGGTCATCTGGGCGGCTGACTACTTGATGAATCAGGGGCTGGTCAAGCGGGTGCTGGTCATCTGTCCGCTGTCCATCATGTACTCCGCATGGCAGGCAGACATCTTCAAGACAGCCATGCATCGCACGGTCGGTGTGGCGCATGGCGCTACAGACAAGCGGGTCAAGGTCATCAAGGGCAGCTACGAGTTTGTCATCATCAACTTCGATGGGGTGGGGACAGTAGCCGAAGAGATTGGTAAAGTAGGGTTTGACCTTATTGTGGTCGACGAAGCCAACGCCTATAAAACGGTTTCGACCAAACGCTGGAAAACCTTGGCAAAGCTCATCACCCCCTCGACGCGCCTGTGGATGCTGACCGGTACCCCCGCCTCGCAGTCTCCGCTGGATGCATACGGGCTAGCCAAGCTGGTCAACCCCAGCGGTGTACCCAAGTTCTTTGGTGCATGGCGTGACAAGGTAATGCTGGCCGTCTCGCGGTTCCAGTGGGCACCGCGCAAAGATTCAAAGACGACAGTCTTTCAGGCGCTCCAGCCCGCGATCCGCTACGAGAAGGCCGACTGCCTAGACCTCCCCGAAGTCATGTACCAAACACGCGAGGTACCGCTGTCCCCCCAAGTTGAGCAGTACTACAAGATGCTCAAGAAGGAGATGCTTATCAGCGCGGCAGGTGAAGAGATTAGCGCGGTTAATGCGGCAGCGATGCTATCCAAGTTACTGCAACTGTCGGGCGGAGCAATCTATACCGACACCAAAGAGGTCGTGGAGTTCGATGCATCGCCACGGTTCAACGCGCTAATGGAGGTGCTTGACGAGACCGAACACAAGGTCATCGTTTTTGTGCCGTACACCCACACCATCGAAATTGTTTCCAACTATCTCAGTAAACAAGGAGTCACCAACGAAGTAATCAACGGAGCAGTATCAGCCTCAGCGCGTTCGGACATCATCAACCGGTTCCAGACGCAAACGAACCCACGAGTTCTAGTTATTCAACCGCAAGCTGCATCGCACGGCGTGACGCTGACTGCCGCCAACACTGTTGTGTTCTGGTCGCCAGTCATGTCCGTAGAAACTTACCTGCAATGTATCGCGCGTATCGACCGTGTCGGGCAGAAGAACAGCATGACAGTCGTCCACCTGCAAGGGTCGGAGGCTGAACGCAGAATCTACACGATGCTCCAGAACAAGGTCGACATGCACGAGAGCTTGGTTGATCTGTACAAACAGGAGTTAGGTCTATGAGTGAAGAGACAGTCCAAGAAGTCAATCTTGAAGAGCTGGTCAAAACGTATTTGACCATCAGAAACGAACGAGACAGGATCGAAGCCGAATGGAAGGTTGTCGACCGAGAACTGTATGCGGACATGCAGGCACTGGAGAGTCAGATGCTCGTCGCATGCAACGAGAACAATGCTAGCAGCATCAGGACAGCAAGCGGGACTGTGATCCGCAAGCTTAACGAACGATACACCGTAGCGGACGGAGATTCTTTCCGCAGGTTTGTCATGGAAAACGGAGTACCAGAGTTGTTTGAGCAGAGGATTGCTCAGACAAACTTTAAGGAATTCATGGCCGAGCGTAAGGACACGAGCCTGCCGCCCGGTGTGAATGTGATGAGGGAATTCGCCATTGTCGTGCGCAAACCCTCCAATTGAGTAAGTTCAGTCAACCAAGGAAACTTAAATGAGCAACGATCTCGCAACCCTGTTTAGCGGCGCAGTGATGGCACCCATTGAGGGTCTCGACGAAGATACCCTTGCGGTAGCAGGTGGTGCCCGTCAGAACAAGCGCATCTCTATCAAAGGCGGTGTGTTCCGCAAGTACGCTGGCGGCAAGGAAATTGGCGCTATCGAGGATCGCCACATGAACGTGATCTTCGTGAAGATGGCGCACAAAGCCTCGCGCATGTACTACGAGGGCGCGTACCAAGAAGGTCAGAAGGTCAGCCCCGTGTGCTGGTCGACCGACTCTGAGAAGCCCGATCCCGAAGTCAAGACCCCGTGCGCTGCCACCTGCGGCGACTGCTCCAAGTCCGTCAAGGGTTCTGGCGCACAAGGTACGGGCACTGCCTGCCGCCTGTCTTGGCGCACCGCTGTGGTTTTGCCCAACGATCCCGCTGGTGATGTGATGCAGTTGGTGCTCCCCGCTACCTCTGCGTTCGGCAAAGAAGATAATGGCCGTTGGCCTTTCCGTCCGTACATCCAGCACCTCGCGTCTCACAACGTATCGGCTGGGCGCGTTATCACCCGAATGGCGTTTGACACTAAATCTCCGACGCCCAAGGTGCTGTTCAGCCCCGCAGGCAAGGTGCCCGATGATGATCTGCAAGTGATTGCACGGCAGGCCAAAAGCGCCGCCGCAGAATCAGCCATCAAGATGAACGTGTATCAGAGCGATAGCTCTGGCGAAGCCGAAGTCGCTGCACCGCAAAACGTGCGCGAGGAAGTTGGCGATGTGCCTGAGCCAATCAAGCGCGAATCCACCAAAGCTGCGGTCGAGGAGAAGAACATCTCCGACGTGGTCAAGAAGTGGTCTAAGAAGTAAGGACAGGGAATGCCACGGACATACAGCGAAGCTTTTTTGATTGAGTTGCACAAGGCCAACCCAAACAAGGTTGGCACTGCACTAGCGCTTGCTTGCGTAAAGGCCAACCTCCCTGCCAAATACGTTGCAGTCGCGCTGGAAGTGACTCGTATGACTGTCTTTAGCTGGTTCCGTGGCAAGCCCATCCGCCACAAGAACACACTGAAGATTGAGACTTTTACTGACTTGATTGAAAGTGATATCGACAAAGGCATCCTGCCTGCCAAGAACACTGCCGCTGCAAAGGCATACATTGAGGAGATGCTTGGGCGAAAAATCTGACGTAGGCCAGCTAGGGTTGGTCATCTTTCCGAGCGGCCTAGCGCCGCTCTTTTCAACTCTGACGAGACATGTTAAAACAATTCTACGAGAAAGCATTACCAAGTCAGGGTGTCTATTGTGTCGGTGCCGCCATGAATGGGCGGATGAAGCACCACTTCTCAAAGACGCTCGACGGAGTTCTCGAAACAATCGAGAAGCTCAAGGACAAAGGCTATGACCTCTTCACGGCGATGGGGACATTTGAAGGGCATAGCCGCAAAGCTGATGACTGCATCGCACTGCGCTCGTTCTTTATTGATCTGGACGTAGGTGAAGGCAAGGCATACGCCTCGAAAGAAGAAGCGCACGTCGCGCTGTACAAACTCCAAGCCACTGCCAATCTCCCTGATCCAGTTGTGATTGACTCTGGCGGCGGTGCGCATGCGTACTGGTTGTTTGACCGCGATGTACCAGCGGCAGAGTGGAAGCCCTACGCTGAAAAGTTCAAGGCGCTGTGCCTCGCGCATGCACACATCGACCCAGCGGTATCAGCAGACACGGCGCGAATCATGCGCTGTCCCGAGACATACAACCACAAGACAGGGGCAAAGCGCCCTACCTCGTTTGTTACAGACGACTTCCCAGTCTATAGCTGGGATGAGATGAAAGAATTTTTGGGTGAGCCAGAGCTTCAGAAGCAGGACGTGCTGGCTAGCGTTGCGAAGGGGCTGGACGAAGATACGCGCGCCATGCTCAAGCTGGACAATTTTGCCAAGACCTTCGAAGTCTTAGCTGACAAGAGTCTTAGCGGCGTGGGGTGCAACCAGATCACGAACATCCTGATTAACGCTGCAAATCTGGAGGAGCCTCTGTGGTGGGCGGGGCTGTCGATAGCGAAGTTTTGTGACGATGGAGCCACCGCCATCCACAAGATGTCTGAGGATCACCCTGAATACAACTATGAAAATACAGAAGAAAAAGCAAGTCGCTTTCCTGCTCCACGCACCTGCGAATGGTTCATCAACAACTACCCAGAGCATTGCGAGGGATGTCAGCACAGAGGAAAGATCACCTCCCCCATTGTCCTCGGAAAAGAATTCAAGCCCGCCCCCGCGACAAATAAAGAGGAATCAATTCGGCAGGACGAGAGTGCCCAAGCAGTTCCTGATTTCCCGGAGTTTCTTTACCCCTTCATGCGAGGGTTGAACGGCGGCATCTACTACCAACCACCAGCCAAGTACAACAAGAAGGGAGAGAAGATTGAGCAGGACCCCATCCTTGTGCTGCCGCACGAGTTTTTCCCCGTCCGAAGAATGTTCAGCAAGCACGACGGCGAATGCCTGCTAATGCGCTTGGAATTACCGCGCGATCCAGTCCGCGAAATTCTTGTGCCCATGAAGCATGTGTATGCACAAGATCAGTTCAAAGCACTCATGTCCTCTAACGGCGTGTTCGCCTCAGCGGAGAAACTACCGCACCTTATGAACTACGTAATCAAGTGGGGTCAGTACATGCAACTGACCGACAAGGCAGAGATCATGCGCATGCAGATGGGTTGGTCTGAGGACATCAGCGACCCGGAGTGGGCCAACCGCAGCTTCGTGATTGGGAAGAAGGAGATTCTGCCTACAGGCCAGATAATTGACGCCCCTGCATCGCCCTTCGTGCGCGGCATCGCTAAGTTTCTTGTACCCCAAGGCACTTACGAGCGTTGGCGTGAGTCGGCGGATTACCTGAACAAGCCCGGCTTTGAGCTTCATGCGTTTGCAATGCTGTGTGGCTTGGCATCTCCCTACATGACCTACACGTCAACTTCTGGTGTGACTGTGTGCCTTCTGGGCAAGTCGGGCAACGCCAAGACCGGTGCCATGTATGCTGGGCTGAGCAACTGGGGCAATCCAAAAGAGCTTAGTGTGTTGGAGGCTACGGACAACGGCGTGATGGGTCGCTTCCTCGGCCTGCACAACATCCCGCTTGGTGTCGATGAGATATCAAACAAAGACCCAAAAATTCTGGCGCAACTGATCCACAAAATTTCTCACGGCAAAGCCAAGATTCGCATGCAGGGTTCGGTCAATGCTGAACGTGAGCATGAGATGTCTGCGTCGATGGTTGGCTTGATGACGACCAACCAATCTGCCTACGGCAAGCTGGAGATACTCAAGGCAAACCCTGACGGTGAAGCTGCCCGGATGATTGAGATGTTTATCAAGCGCCCCGCCCTGTTGGAAGGCGAAGGCGGCGCAAGTATCGGCAAACACATCTTTGATGCGTTCAGGTTGAACTACGGACACTCCGGGCCTCGCGTCATACAAGCTGGCCTGCGCATGGGCGACAACTACATCAGAGAGCGCATCAACTATTGGGATGAGCGCTTCATCAGCGGGTTTGGTGAGGATGTGACTTACCGCTTCTACCAGAACCTGATGAGCGTGATTGGCATGGTTGGTGAACTAGCGCACAAGGAGAACATCATCGAACTCGACATCGACCGTGTGTTCCATGAGGCTGTGCTGGAGATGATTACGATCAGGGACAAGGTCGTCAAGGTCAACCGCACCGACTACCCGGCTGTCTTGGGCGACTATGTGAACAAGAACTTGGGCAACATTCTGGTCATCAAGGATGGCAAGGTAGCTATGGAGCCGCGTGGCCAGATCGTAGGGCGCATCGTCAGCGACGAGAACCTTATGCAAATTTCCAAGACCGACTTCAAGAAGTACTTGGCAGAGCGCCAAATCAGTTCACGCGAGTTTGAGTTTGAGATGCGCGAGAAGAACCTGCTGATTGACGACAAGAAGGGGCGCTTGACTACCGGCTGGAAGGCCGCGATCCACGTAGACCCCGCCTATCTGTACTGGTTCAAGACGGAGCTGCCCGATGATTTCTTTGCTAACGCCAACGCAGATAACGGAGCCTGAGTGGGTGTTCCCCTTTCAGGGCATGGACGTGGGGGACAGCTTTTTCATCCCCACGCTCCGTCTAGCCGAGATGATGTATGCCCTTGATAGTGGGGCCAAGCGCGCCAAAATTAAAGTGAAGTGCTACATCACAGTCAAGGACGAGCACATCGGGATTCGAACTTGGCGTACTGGTTAGCGTTCTAGGCCATAGGCTTTGAAGTCCTGCACCATCTGATACTTGAGGATGTTCTGTTCCATCGTAGCAATACGCAGCAGCTCCTCTCGATCCTTTGGAGACAAGTCTCGCATGTTGCGAATCTCTTTGGCGTCGTTACGCAGTTTGTTCAGCTTCCCCTGCCGCTTCCGGTAAACATCAACTATCTGACCATGCAGGGGGTTCTCTGCTTCGTACTCTGCATACAGGGCTGGGTACTGAGTCTTTAGCGTGTTCATACGCTTGTCGATTTCAAGAATCTTCTTTTCCATCTCGCCGTACTCACGAGAGTCCACGTTGACCTTAGCGCCGAAGAACGAACCAAACAATGGCACATCGGTCTTGATATTGAACGCCTTCTCTTTCTTATTCAAATCAACCCATGAGTAGCCAATTTCGCCAAGCTTAGCCAAGCCATCAAGATAGCTGTTGGCGAAGAAGTAAAGCGTGTTTGGCGAAATATCTACAGAACCAAGAGTACTCTTGAACATGTAGTCCGCTGCGTCTTTGTACACTTCGGGGATACGGTCACCGCCTGTGTAGGCATCCCCCATGCGCCGGGTCGATGCGCTGTTGATCGCTTGACCGATACCGTTGGTGTTCATGACCCACTCAACGCCGGGGCGAATAACGCTGGGCGTGACCGTATCAATCGCCCACTTAACCGGGGATTCTGTGGGGGGAATTCTAGACAGCGGCAACGGCAGGAACGAGTCAGCAAGGGACGTTATCACGTTGCCGAAGAATTCTTTGAACGAAGACGCACCAGCCGTCAGTCCGGCAAACTGCGCGCCCATTGCTGCAAACGCACCGAGACCGAAGCCCCACGGAACTTGGAACACAACATCGCGCCCTATGCCAACAGCCTGCGAAACAGAATTGGGGATATGAAAACGCGCAAAGCGAGTCCACTGTCCCATGTTGTCATTCTTGACGTTGTTGCGTTTCCACTCATCGTCAGGAGACATCAGCATCGACATGTAATAGATTGCCATGCCACTAGCGATCAGCGCCCCAACCATAATCTGAGCGTTGCGCTGCTGTTGGCTGTAGTTTTGCTTGAACTCGTCCAGAGCTTTTTGGTCATCGCGTATGACGGCTGGCAAGTCTTTGACAGCCATGCTCAGTGGGCGGAACGCAGGCAACGTAGCCTCAGTTGCACGAACAGCGCCTGTTGCCGAGGCGCGGATAAACATGTAAGCCGCACCAATTTCCCGGGCATACTCGCCAGCCTTCTCAAAGTTAGCGAGGTTCTTAGTCCAAGCCGCTGCTTCAATACCCGCTGAACGGTCAGCCGCTTCGGGTGACATTCCTTTAGCAATGTTCTTCTTCACAAGCTCTTGTTTGCGCAACGAGAAGGCAGCGGCGCGACTCGTGAATTCAAACATGTTGTTCCACACATCCATGAATTCATTGAAGTCGTCGACCTTGTTCATGATTCGACGTTTGCCAA